CCTTGAAACTCTTTAACTACTCCATTACCACTTGCAGGATCAATAATTACGTATAAAGAATTATCGTCAGGGTCTGTAAAACCACCTGAAACATCAGTAGTAGCTGTTTGTGTCAAACTAGTTACATTACGTTCACCAAAACGGTTATCAAATATAAATCCGCCGTAGTTACTACCACTTGTATAGAATCCTACATAGCGTCCTTCCCATAAAAATCCTTGTAAGGCAGTAGGAAAATATTCACTTCGCCATTGAGCAGGGGAAATAAGCCCTTCAGTAATAACTTGTACGTCAGTACCTGTCGCAGCAACCAACCCGTCTGCTCCTGCATACAATACATATGGTCCCATATCTACCATTGAACGTTTATTCAAACACGCTTGTGCTGCTTCTATACGAACTGCACTCATAGATTGTGGATCTGTACCAATTACTAAATAAGGTGTGCCTTTTGTACCAACAAACAAGCCATTTCCTGCCATAGCAATAGATACTATTTCTTCATCTAGAGTTATACGATACGCTACAGGCCAGGCGTGTGGTAGAAACGGTTCAGAAAAACACAAACGTTTACCTGAAAATCCTGCAAATATACCATTTGGCATAGAAGTTAGACCACGCATTTGCCCGTTTGGGTACAAAGAACTGTCTTCATCAGGCGGAGCGATCCAAAAGGTAGAAGGTATAAGTTCTCCTAAATTAGCATTAGTAGTAGAATCAGTAAAAGTAGCCGCACTTAAATTAACTTCACCAACAAACTGAAACGCAGTAGTGTTTGACCCTGTATTAGATCTATAAATTCTTTTTTTAGTTATGTTTGTATTACTTCTGCTTGTACCACTGCCTGCACTTGTACTCATGTTAGCTACAGTTACAGTTTGAGCGTCTACTTTAGTAAGCACAGTAGAAGCCGCGGACGGCGGTCCTTCTTCACCAAAACCAGACACAAAAGTGTACACATATGATGTGCTAAATTGAGTCTGAGTTCCATCGTCTGACCCAGAAGCTATACTTGCAGTAGGAGTATTTTCAGGGGCAGGTATACCTAAACGGAAAAAACTTCTAGGGTATGATCCCGAACCAGAAGCTATCAACTCTGTGGAACTAGCCATCCTAGGAAACGTATCTCCCGTCCAATATAAACGTGCGTTAGCGTCATCAGGTATAGGTGCAGGTTGTACATTTACATCACTAGCCCACTCTAGCCAGTAATCTACACCGCCAAACTCATACTTGTATATAGAAGTTTTACCTGAAGCGTTTAAAGTAGCGGTAGTGCTGTTATCGGTTATAGGAACTAAACGCCCACTATCAAGAGATACATTTTCAGCAGTTTGAGCTACTGTGTCTGCTAACAACCTAGGAGATATCTGAGGTGCGATCCCTTTAAATGTTATTAATTTATAGTACATTAGCCTTCCAGCAATAAATCTTTTAAGCGGTGACTTCTAGCCCCTACTTGTCTACTCCATTTAGAGTCAAGCATTTGCACACCAGCTTCTTCCCAATCTCCTTTTTCTATAGCAGCTAAAAACTTTTTGAATCCTAGTAATCTAGATAAACCTAGATTAAAACACATATTTACTAACACGCGCTTTCTTGTGTTTGTTAAATTATTAAACCAAGAAAAAGTAGTCTGTAATTCTTTTACGCAAAGGTCTATGTCATTGTTTAGTAGAAAATCAGATTCTTCTACTGTAATCCCTCGGTCATCAACATTTCTGCCTACTCCGATTGTATTTTTTCCTGCAGAACATTTATAGAGAGTAAGAACTTCTCCCTCGTCTCGTTTCAGTTCTTCTATAAGTTTTTCTCTATTCATTCGTCTTTATCCTTACTAGAATTAGAGGCACCAAAGTAAAATGATATAATAGCACTTGCAAGACCTCCAAGATAGCCGAGGACTAAGTTGATCAATGCTTCGCTGTTCTGCTCTGGAGGCTGGAGCGTGATTAGAAAGATATACCCCATAAATCCACCAACTACAGTTAATCCCATAATTCTAGACGTCCAATCTTTAGAAAACTTCGATCTTGCGTCTTGAATATCTTTAGTTTCTAAGGCAAAAACGTCAACTTCTAACTCTGCCATTTGCACTTCAAACTGCTGTTCTGCTTTTTTAAGCTCTAACATTTGTTCTGGAGTGGCATTTTGTACTGCTTTTTCTATTGATTTTGGATTGTTTTCGCAACCAAGCACTTTAGCAACAACGTCTCCTGCCATACCGCCCATTGGTCCTGCTAGTGCAGACCCTAAAGTTGGTGCAACTGCACCCACTATGTTTTTTAAAAATGCTAATTTTGCCATTGTTACTCCTTATACGCTTTATTCATTTTAACTTGAATCGCTACTTTTTATCAAACTCATTGAATGTATTTTTTACCTATCTCGTTGTAATACAACTCTTTAAAATTTATCTCTTGTATTAGTATAGGAGAAAATCCTGTTTGGTTTGTTATGTGATGAGCGTGAAGTCTAGCGTAAGGAAATATAATATTAGGGCAATCTACCGCTAAGGCTTCTTCAATCTCACTTTCGTCTTTGTAATTACACAAAGTAAATATACCACTTTGAATAAAATTAAGTATGTATAAATAGCTATCTTGGTATTTAGATGTTATTTGAAACGAAAGATCTACTTCAAATGCTTTTTCTTTGTTAAAAGATATAGAAGAAAAACCAGACTGACAAGCTAGGTCTGTTTCTACTTGAGGCGGTTGTTCTTGTAAATAACGAACAGCGTCAGGTACTTCTATACTAGATTCTTTTGTGTATACAGCAGATATTCGTATGTGTTTATTTGTGGTGGACATAGTGCATTTTCTCTCTTGTGTTTTTAATTTTAGTAAGGGTTTTGTTTGCTAACGAGGTAATACGAGTTGTTTCTTTTTTAGGAACTCCTTTTAGATAGGGCAATAATTTATCAAAACAGTACGCATAAATCTCTAATACGTTAATATTTTTTCGGTTTATAGGTCCAAGATAATTATGTATTAACGCTTGTTCTCCTAAAACTCCATAATTAAAGGCGTCTATCGCAGCAGTAGACTCTTCTTCAAACAAAATATCATCTTTATGGTTCATGTATCTAGGCATATACAACAGTTTTTTATCTCTAACTGCTCCCGAGTCTTTTTCTGGTACTGTTTTCCACTTCTTAGGGTTTATTATAAATATAGATAAATCTAAAACTTTTTTGTTAAGTTTTTCAGAACTATATTGATAATGTTCTTTAACCCTTTCATGGTCAGTAAACACACCATATCGGCTAACAGCCATATGGTATTTTTTTAATTTAGATTTAGTAGGGAGGTCTTTATTCTTTAAATTAACAACTAGCCCGCTTTTTATAACTAATGCTATTTCATTAGTATTACTTAAAGCAGTAGCAATTCTACTTTTTAACATTTTGTCTTTAGTAATAACTTTATAAGTTATTTCTGGATTATTAGTATCTAATGAATTTGTTGTAAGTTTCAGTAGATTATTTTCTTCCAGTATTAAGACTTTTAGGGTTTTTAGGTTTAACATGAGGTATATCTTTAAAATACTTAAAAAAGTTTTTTATATTTTGTTTTGGATTTTCAGAATCATAGTAAATTAAGCCTGAGTATTTTGACGACAGTATTCTTTTAAAATCATCAATAACAGGATATCCTTTTTCAAAAAGGACAGCGTATATCGGAGTGTAGGTTTTGGTTGCAATTTTTTTACGATCAAATAGTTCTATGCGTTTACCTTGAGATAAACCAATAAGTCCCATTTCAGAGTTAGAAGTACATCCAATTTTTCTTGTTCTATTTAAAATGTTATGCCCTGACAGTTTTCTGTCTAACAAGTTTTGTTTACCATAACGGTTTCTTAAATAAGCCATAACAAATGGAGAAGTTAAAGGGTGTGGTTTTAACACAGCTCCTTCTGTATCAATAGCTCTTTTCACTTTAATGTCATCTGTTATTTCTTTTATTATGTTACTTCCAGCTAAAAAAATAACATACGGGTATTCTTTTTTTGTTTGTCTCAACGCATACTTGTCTGTGTTATTTCTAGATATATCTTGAAATATCTTTTCGCCTTCTTCTGTAATGTCATCGTTTAAAGCATCCCTTATTACTTTCTTACAGTATAAAGTTGAAGCAGGCTTTAGATATACAAACTTAGTCATAACATCTGTATATAAATAACCTCTTATTTTATTTTCGGTCCCAAAGTCGTACCAGATATCGTACTCTAAATTAGTACCGTAATTACCTTTTTTTGGTAATAGATAATGTATCTTATCTAACTTATTATTTTCTTTTGACCTACGAATATTCCCAGATTTAAAAAAGTGTGCTATTTCATTGTTAAGAACATCGTTAAAAGCTAATGTCTCAATCGTCATTGCAACCTACTTTTTCTTCTAACTTATCCATTCTTTCTTCCATCTCTTTAAAATGTTCTATTAATATAGAAAGAGTTTCTTCTATCCTTCTATTAATAAGATGGATTTCTTCTTTAAGATCTTCAGACATAATTAATCCTTAATTTCACAGCTTATAATAATCTCAAAAGGTATTAGTAAATTACTTGTATCTCTTTTTTCTTCTGGATAATCGTAATATTTATTCCAAAAAATAATTGTCCTATCGTAATTTTTTTGCATTTCTATAGCAGCATCTAATGGACATCCTGTAGCATTTGTATCTATGTATGTTGCATTTTGATATGGATTTTCTCCAGCATACAAGCACAGCCATCCACCAGAATTACTTATAACTAATACTTTTTCATTCAAAATT